TTATTTATAGAAGCTTTTTGATTATCCCCTCTTACATCATCAATATGTGTTATTTTTTTTTATCTATATTATCTTCTACTTTATCTTTAACTTTATCTGGAGTTCCAATGATATAACTTAATACATATTGTAATTCTGATTGTTCAGCATTTAAAATTATATTGGTAATTTCATCTTCACTTACTACTTGTAATTTATTAAAAGCAACCTGTAATATCATTGCGATTCCATCTGGCTGATTCAAATAATTCATACTTTCTTCGTTTAAATCTGAACCCTTTGGTGTGGAATTTTGAACATTCATTAAAAATTCCATTTTTTCTTTTCCTTCAAGATTTTTAGCAATTTCTAAAGCTGTTTTTAATCTATTTTCTTTAATCTTAGCTTCTGCCAATCCAAAGAATTCACCTATACTTAAACGTTTAATTTTATATTCTTTATTACATAATGTAATAGTTATGGGCGTATTCGCCAATTCACCGATACTCATATTTATCTCCTTTTTAATAAACAATCAATATTAAGCAATAGTTACAGTTCCAGTAAAATTAAAATCGTGTGAAAAACTAACAACATCTCCAACAGGGTTTTCTATTGTAATCTTTGTTATAATAATAGAACCACTTATTGATGTTCCTGCTGTTGCTGTTTTACAATCAATTGTAGTTGCTCCAACAGCCGCTTTAGCTCCAATTGTTTTAAAATTACCAGTTGCTCCAGTTAAACACGCAATACGTTCTTTCCATCCACTAGAACTCATTGATGTTGCATCTTGTACATCTACTGTTTGAGTAATTGTCCAAGAAACAATTTCCGTAACACCTGCTGGGCCTGTTACACTTCCGCCTGATCCACATAGGGCCGCTGTTGCCATTATATTATCTCCTTATATTAGGTTAAAGCACCTGTTGATACACCAGTGTATGACCAGGTAACAATACCATTAACATCTACAGTCGTAACTACACTAGTTACAATCGCGTTAAAATTTACAGTAGCTTTAGTATTTGAAAATGTTAAAGCTGTTACTGCCCCTAAAGATGGACCAGGAACTAATGTATCAAATGTAAAATCTGCATCTTTTAAACACGCAATATATTCTTTAGTTCCACTAGAACTCATTGAAGTTGCATCAAGTGCATCTACATTTAAATTTAATGTCCATTTCGTTATTTCACCATAACTTTCTACAGATCCCGCGCTACCACAAATTGCTGTGCTGATAACCACCTCCTTAAATATTTCTATTTTTTAACATATTCCCATTTATATCCACCAGCAGTATTAGTTAATCCTCCCAAACAATTAAATATGCTTGTTTTTGATATACCAACTAGTTTACTGGCATCTCCTACGCTTATATATTCTTTCAAAACATTATTATCTAAATCCTTTTGTTTTATTTTATTAGATGCGTTCGGCGTTTTAGGATTATTAGATTTAGATATTCTCATTTTTAGTTTTGCTTCTTCTGCAAATGGAATACCTTTATTCCAAGGAGTTTTACCATAGCGAGGATGTTTTTCTCCTCCACCTGGTATTCCATCTCCACCTATAGTTAAATTATATCCATTACCATCTTTATAAAAAGTTTTATAAAAACCAATGTAATATATTTCTTTTTTCTCTAATTCTTCTAAAGCACATTCTTCAATAATTTCAAATACAAAATCTTCTTTATGTTTATTCCATACATTCTGTAAATATTTATTAGCGTGATTTCCAAGATTTAATCTTCTTTTATGTTCATACCATCTACCTTCTATATTATATGAAGAACCTATATAGCTTTTCCCATCAAGAACATTTAATATCTGATATATACCACACTTCATTCTTTATCCTTCTTACTCTCCAATCGTAAATTTATAATCATTTACAAATTGCCATACTTTTTCTTCACTATTAAAAAATGATATCCCTTCACCTTCAGCCATACAACATACAAAATTCTTTCCACTTATTGTTATACTAGCTTGATCATATAAATCGTTTATTGCATCAACTATTGTTCTTCCAACGGTAGTACCATCTTCATTAGCAAATACTGTAAATTGTACTCTAATATCTGCATAATTCCAAGCTTTACCACTATTTCCCATTGAATGAAATCTAGGCGAACTTATTATATTATATATAACAAAAGGATATTCTACTTCGCTAGGAACGTGATTAAAATATAAGGGTTGCGTTAAATTCCACCTTGAATATATCGCTTTCATTGCCGCTGTTATTAAACCTTCTGCCATATATTATTCTCCATACTTATCTAAATTATTAAAAACATTATCTAGTGCAGGACGTAAAAATGGTTGTGGTTGTTGATTTCTTGTGCCAACTTCAATAAATAAACCATAATCACTACCTATTGTTCCAATCGTTGATTCATTATCACCCATTATTACATCAATACTTTCTTTTAATTTACCACTTTTTACAGGACATTTATCTTTTGCTTCTTCTTTTATATCTTTCGAAACATCAACTAGTAATTTTTTAAACAAATCATTTATTTGTTTAACACCATTCTCGTTAATTTTAAATTCTATATCGCTCATTTTTATATATTTTTACCTTTTATATATGCTTCTCTTACATCATCATCTAACAAACAAGGACGATTGCTTACAGCTTTTAATGATGTATTTATCTCATTCATTGATTGATCTGTTTTTTCATCTTTCTTTTGGGCAATATCATTCATAGTTTTTACACTTATAGTTAAATCTGAAATTGCTTTACTCATCTCATCTCTAGCTTTAATACTCCAAGCGGCAAAACTTAAACTTACTAAAGTAACAAATCCTAACACATAACTTGCGGCAGAACTATGTGCAGACGCTTCAGCTAATTGTTTAGCTAAAGTTGGATCAACACCAGGAGTACCTATTGTTGATTGTGCAAAAGCAGAAAAAGTACATAAACATATCATTAAAATACCAGTTGCTAAACCAAACTTTATAAACCCTCTTGTGTTTCTTCTCATTTTATCCCCTACTCCTTTTAAGATTTTTATTCTTTTGGTAATAGTTTTCATAAATATCACCATTTTATAGTTTATTTAATTCGGTTTAAAAATGGTTTAACCCTTTATATTTTCCTTTTTTACACAATTTATTTTTATGGCCTAACTATATACCTAATAATAACAATTCCAGAACCACCGGAACCTCCTAAAGATCCGCTACTAGAACCTCCACCGCCTCCACCGCCAGTATTTGCTTCGCCATTGTCTCCGACGCCAGATAAATTGCCGCTACCTCCTCCACCCAAACCACCACTTCCAGGCGTCATGACTGGACCAGCCTCATTAAAACCAGCACCTCCTCCTCCTCCACAATAATAAACACTAGAACCACTAGTTGAAAACTGTAACCCATCTCCGCCGTTTCCTGCATACCAAACATCTACAGAACTAAAACCACTTTGTCCGACAGTTCCAGCCCCCCCGCCACCACCAGGACTGTCAGAAGGAGAATTCCCTCCAGAATTTCCATACCCAATTCCATTTCCGTTTGTTCCACTTGATGGCTGGTTTGCTGAAGCACCCGTACTTCCTTGGCTGGAATGACCAGAGCCACCACCACTTCCGCCAACAGCCGCAGAACCGCTTGCCGCCCCGCCGCCCTTCCCACCACCATTCGCAATTATATTTTCAAAGGACGAAAAAGATCCAGATTGTCCATGAATTCCTCCGTCTCCAACGGCAACAGAATAAGAACCTAAAGAAACAGTTTCTCCTTCAGAATAAACTAGCCCTCCTCCACCACCGCCACCACTCCAATTATCACCACCGCCACCACCACCTGCTACAACCAACACTTCAATATTACCACCATTAGTAACATTTAATTCAGAATCTCCTACTGTTGTAAATATATGTGCTTTATAATTTATTCCATCTTCTTCATAAGTAACTACAGAATCTCCACCTGTAGCTTCTACATAATCATTAATTGACGAACTACTTGATGAATTGAACTTGATGAACTTGAAGAACTGCTTGAACTCGAAGAACTATCTATACTTGAACTTGAACTACTTAATTCCTCTTCCACAATTATTGGATTAACATATTTTGCATATATTTGTATATGCGTTCCACTATATAAATTATTAACTATTTGTATATCATAGTTTTTACCATTTTCACAATTTACAATTAAATCAGTTTCATCAATCGTATATTTTTTATGTAAAAAAATCTCATTATCAGTGATTACTTTTTCTTTGCCATTTTTTATTGTTTCTTTTCCACCTGTATATACTATACGCGCATGTAAATTAGCATATTTAGCACTAAAAGAATGTTGAACTGCACCAAAACTATTACGAGATGTAGTGCAAGTATATATGTTTACTCTATTAGGTGATAATGATAATACGCTCATAGTTACTATACTTCCTTATATTTTATAAAAAATCCTTGAATTGTATTACTCATAAACTGCAACTATTTTTGCATTTGTTGAACTTATAAATAATCCAGTATAAAATGGGATATCAAAATTTAAACCACCTAATACTTTAGCTGTATCGACTGTAAATAATAATATACCTCCACTTGTTAAACCATCATAAACACTATAACTACCAACATTATCACAATTTATAACAGAATGTATAATTCCAGCCGAATATTTACAAATAGCCGTTGATGTTCCATTGAAAAATTTTGATATAGGTTCTGTTATTTGCTCACCTAAACGATAAATACTTATAACTCTACAACTTATAGTTGAATTTGTTGAAGAACCACTATTTATATTATCTACTCGTACAGGCAAATTTAAAGTATCACAATAAGTATCTGTTAAAGCGAAATAAGTATGTACTAATACGCCATTTATAACCCAATAAACTTTTGAGTTTGTCATATAAATTTCACATGTAAAAACATTAGTTGTTGGAGAAGTTAAAGTTGCATGAGCAGTTCTTGCCCCACCTTTTATAGTACAAGCACTTAAAGTTGTTCCTGCCAACTCAAAATAGATACCATCCGTACCATTAAAAATACCCCATCTACGAGTATTATCAGCTACACCTGTATCTCCTAACATAATAACGGCACGAAAGCGATTTGATGAACCACTTAAATATCTTGAGTTTCTAACAGATGTTAAAATTGCACTGCCAGCAGTATTTGTACCACTTGATAATAAAATTTGATTATGAGATTGTTCAATCGTTGCGGAATTTGTAGGTGTTGCTGTCCAAAAATTTGTATCAATTGTTGTTCCTGCAAAAGTTGTACCAACTAAACGAAAAGGTTGTGCTACTCTTAACTCATCCATTGGTGTACATTCTACACTCCATCCATAACTATCAGAAATTTGTTTAATTAAACTCATTTTATCTCCTCTACTTATATTGCTTATATTGCTATCCAGCTATTTAATGCATAATCAACTAATTGTAATGATTCGTGATTAATTATTTGTTGTGTTAACTCGGTATCTATAGTATCACTACTATCACCCTCTACAGTTATAACGCCAGTATTTATATTTTTTATAGCTATTGTTCTTCCACTTGCTGAAGCTACTGGAAGTGTAACTGTAAAAGCACTTGAGTTATTACATATAATTACTTCATCAAAACTTTGAACCGTATATGTTGTAGTAACTGTAATAATATTAGTATATCTACCTTTTGTAGATAATCTTCCAGCAATTAAAACATCTCCACCAGAAGGAGTTATAGTTAAATCTCCAGTAGAACTTACATCAAAATCTATATAATTAGTTGCAGAACCATTACTATCATTATATGTTAATCTTAAGTTGTTTCCTGTAGCAGAATTTATTTCAACTTGTTTATCGGGGGCAGTTGTTCCTATACCTAATCTACCAGTTTTTGTTGCTGTATTATCAAATCTTGCAATTTCAGTAGTTGATAATTTAAAAATAATATTACCATTTGCTCCTAGGGTTGTCGTTCCCGCACCACCTATTCCAGCTTGAAATGTTAAAGTACCTCCTGCTCCACCTATATTTGAAGTGCCACCTGTTGCTCCTGCTCCATTTCCACTTGTAAAATTAATATTAGAACCAGCACCACCAACATTTGTTCCGCCACCACTTGCACTACCATTAAAAAAAGAAGAAGTTGCTCCAGTAAAATTTATATCTGCGCCTCTTCCGCCTGTTGCCGTTGTTCCTAAAGCACTTGTTGCTTTTCCACCCGCTAAAGCTAAAAATTGTATATCGCCACCAGCACCACCTGTATTTATAGAACCACCAGAAGCATCACCACCTTTACCATTTGAAAAAGATAGTTTACAACCTTCTCCACCCCTATTTGTTGCGGTTGTTGCGGTTGTTGCTGAACCTCCCGCCCCTTGCGTTCCATTAAATGCAAGATTATTTATGATTACTCTTCCACCATAACCTGCATAGCCGTTTACTATTCCATCAGATACGGCATTTCCGCCCCTACCTGTAACAATTTGAACATCCCCGCCCGAACCTCCACCTGCTTCTCCTGTTCCTCCTGTTTTTGTTCCTGTTCCACCAGCTCCCGCTATTAAATTAAATTGTCCGCCACTTCCGCCATATCCAGAACCCGTAACACCTTTGGTTGTTGCTCCTCCAGCACCACCCCTAAAAGTATTACTACCACCAGGACCACCCGCTATATCTGTTCCAGTTGCTCCATCACCGCATGTAATACCAGTTCCACCACCGCTATCTCCATTAACAACACCATTTGCTCCAAGCACAAAAAATTGAGTATTTCCTACTAAATCATAATTTACACCAAGTTTATTAAATTTACCTAATCCCGTTGTAATTAAATCAAACTCGCCTGATTTATCTCCAATAAGTTCTACTTGATCATCTACTATACTCCAAGTATTACTAAAAGTTGAAAAATCAACAGAACTTAAATAGCCATTATTTGTCGCATTAGCCGCCAATAATTTATCTTCTATAGTTGTTTTAGTTTCATCGCCTGTATTTGTATTACTTAAATTAGTAGCCGATATTTCTCCAGTAAATATTTGTCCGCTTATATTTGCTTTAGTATCTAATGCTAAATCTATATCAGTTATATCGCTTTCAACATTAGCTATATCACTTTCATTTGTTGTTACACGAATATCTAAATTAGTTATATCACTTTCAACATTAGCTATATCACTTTCATTTGTTGTTACACGAATATCTAAATTAGTTATATCGCTTTCAACATTAGCTATTACATTACTCCAGGTAATTTTTTGAGATATTAAAGTTCCAGAAGAATCGTGTGAAATATTAAATAAATCAGAATTATTTATTGCATCTGCTTGCGGTAATTGTGATGTTTTTAAAGTTGTTGCCATTTTTTTATTCCTTACTCCACATTATATCATTCTCGCAAAGTGCTAATATTTCTTTTGTTTTATATTTTTGTTCCCATATAAAATAACCCTCTTCATCCACTTCAATATTATCATCATAATAACAATCTACTTCAATATGGTCAGATTTTTTATATAAATTATTTACATATACAACATCATAACGAGTATCATCACAAAATATAACATCAGTTTCAACTATACTTAAATTTTTATCTGCAAAATAAAAACGGGAATTCGTATTTTCAGTGTATTGTAAACCTCTCCCATATTCCACTTTATCATCTTGATATTTTCTACATTTTAAGGTACTATATTTTAATTCCATTAAAGGAGTAGAAGCACCATATTGATTTACAAAATAAGTATTTGAGTAAATATCACATGTAGTATTTAATAGCGATTGTACGCTCATGTGTTTTTACTCCTTATTGGATGAATGATTTTTTCGTATATTTTGAAAGAATTGGATCATACTTAACTACTATTTCTTCGCGAGTTGCGTTTGAAAATTTACTATAAGAATAATCTGAAATGTGCTCTGATTGTATTAAATTGCTAACAACACCACTATTTTCATCTATACTTCCACCAGAAGCAAAGCTTTGTAAATCACTAGCTATCTGGCAACATACATAAATTAACTCTTTTGGCATTGTTGCGGCAGTATAACCAGCAAGATATTTTACAAATATCCTATCAAACCCTTGATTTAAGCGTATACAATCCTCATCAACTATATCAACTTGCCCAGAAATATCATTATTATCAGCAATTTTTATATCAACTTCGTTATCTTGTACTTGTGCAATATCAAGTTTACTTAGAAAACTTACTGGAAAACTTACATAATCACTCTCTACATTACAATACCAACCACTATTTGCTTCAATATTTGTTTTTAATGTTGATAATATTTTGTTATTTGATGCTAATAACTCCACTTGGTTATCATTCCCTAATATATCCATCCAATATAAACTAAACACATTACTATCATAACTAATTGATGAAATAGTTGCAGATACATTTGTATTTTGAATTTTTGCACAAGTTGAAGGAATTCCAATATAATAAATTTTATTTATTGGATACTCTTGTGTATATACATACTCTTTATCACTTGTATAAGAGTTATCAATCCATTCAGTATATGTTGCTTGTTCAATATTACGGTGACAATAATTATTAATTAAAGCAGTTGAATAATCTAGATTTGAACTTATTACTGCTTGTTCACTAACAGTTGGGGTAATATTAAATATTGTTGAATAATTTGTAACCGTTGCTATTGCCATAAAAATCTCCTATTTGTAAAGCACTTATTGGGATTAACCTTTAAGTGCTTGTTTTTATTTAAAGATTAATTATATCTCAACAACAGTTGCAGTACCATCGTAACCAGCAGATGCTTCAAAATCACCTGTTATTGTTCCATCAATAGAAACCCAACTTGGAGTTACATCACCAATTGTAGGAGATATTACCCAAGCATTTTCTGTTGTTGAATACCATAAGTAATATGTCCCAGAATCTCTTACATAAGAAAATTCGGAACCATATGTTCCAAATCTATGATAATCACCTTGTGCATCTGGAGTTAAAGTTCCACTTACGCGATAATGAGTATCATCTACAGAGCTAGATGAGGAGCTTTCATTTCCTTCAGATTCGCTTGATTCCGAAGAGCTTTCGGAACTTTCAGAGCTTACGCTTTGAGAAGTTGCAGAACTTGCAGAACTTAGTGAGTAAAGATCAGAACTTAAAGAACTTTCGGAATAATCTTCCGATGAACTTGAAGAACTTTCGGAATAATCTTCTGATGAACTTGAAGAACTTGAAGAACTTTCTACACCAGGTGCCATTCCGCCAACAACGAAAAATCCGTAAGTATTTCCATCATCACAAACTAATGTTTCTGCAAAAGTATTACCAGCAATTCTCATTTCCATTCTTATTAAAGTTTCGTCCTCATATACTCTTAATCCTTTTGCCATATCAACTTTGGGAGTTATATAAGCAACAACATATTTACTAAAATCTCCCAAAACAACGTTATATGGAGAAGCTGTTAATAGTGGAGCAACATAAATTGGAAAACCAAATAGATAATATTGATTATCATAAAATTGTAACACATTTGCAGTAGTAAAGTTAATATCTAGGATGGCTGAATATTGCTGTGGAGTAACTAACCAAATAGCATTTTGATAACAATTTGGATGTAAAGCATCAACAAACGCTTTAATTTCTGCTTCAGTAATATCTGAAGAAAGTGTAACTCCAATTGTAGCATCATTACCGCCAGATTGTGTAATACCTTTTATTGAACCAGTACCTAGTAAAATATCTCTTTCTATTTTTGCAATTGTAGATAAACTAGCATCTTCGGCAAATACAGAACCAAGTTGTTCAACGTCCTCTTCTAATTCTGCCGTAGCAGGACATAGTGTAATAAGTTTTTTTAATGTTAAAGTTTGTGCTTTAAAGCGCATTTTAGAAGCAGTTGCCGCATCACATTCCTCAACCCAATATGTTCTTATTCCGCTGGTTGGTTCATATTGAAGTTTATTTACTCTTGAACGAATTTTTATAACATTACCAACAGTAGATTTAACTTTTTGTATTCTATCCCAAATAGGGGATATTGGTTCTAATTGTGAAAATATTCTTTCTTCAATATGTGTACCAACTGCTGCTGCACCATTTGCATCTGTTCCAGTTTCATAATTTCCAGTTGCCGCTTTTTGAATAATCCTTGATAAATAGTTACCAATCTCTTTATTTGCTTCTTTATAATCTTTTTTTATCATCTTCATTATTTTACGTTCTCCTATTGTGGTTTTTCTTTCCACTTTATTAATGTTGGGATTTCTTTCCAACAAGGTAATTAAACACAATATTTAATTATTATCTTATTTCTATTAAAAGGTTAAATGTTCCTTCTAGTTAATTATATTGATTTTCTTGAAATTCTAATTGGCTATTTAAGAATAGGTGGTTATATGAACGCTTTATCCAATCTAAATATTCTTCATATGTTGAATCGTTTTTAGCAGTATTACATTTAGAACAACAAGGAACACAATTATCTATAGTATATCCTTTTGAATTATCTTTTCTATCTATTCCACTATATATAAAATTACCATTATTACCTTTTGGTTTTGTTATATTTTTTGGTTCAGATGTACAATAATAACAGTTTTTAGAAGTTATTTCTTTAAATTGTTCTTCCGTTAGATTAAAAGATAAACATCGATTCTTTGCGTTTATTATATAACAATTAAATGTTGAATTAAATGCCGCTTTACCATATTCTATAGAGCTACTTATTCTTGAGGCACATTTTTTACATCTACCAGAGCTTTTACCTTCTTTAATCTCTTTTAGATACGAAATTGTTATTGAACGTGGTTCATGACAATCTATACATTTAAATTCTGTTCTATTTTTAGAATTGCGTTTCTGTGCCATTTTGCTTCTGCATCTTTTACACGAATCACATAGACCATCTTTTTCTCTTTTATTTTTATGAAATTCTATTATATCTAGCTCTCTTTTACATTTACAACATACTTTATTCATAATAACCTCTTGTTTGTTATTCTTGATAATAAAAAGTTGGGAAGATAATCAAGATTTTATCTTATCGTGTATATATCACTATCCCAACTAACTATATTATACAAATAAAAAAGAGCTAATTCTTTTTTATAGAATTAGCTCTTTTTGTTATTCAATCAATTACTTCGATACAAATGCCCCGATGGTAAGCGAGTCGCCTGTAGCCCTAACTGGATAGATACAAGCACCTGCGCCGCGATGTGTAAGTTTGAAGATTATTTCACCTTCATAGAATCTTAGATCTGCACTTACTGCAAAACGATCACCCATATTGCTTTCAAGAACCGCGTACTGAGAGAAATCTCCATAGATACAATCAGTTGCCGCCATGCCAGGCATAATTATTACATCTTTTCCTAGCAATTTCTTACCAATTACATCAATTCTTTGGTTAAATAAGTTCTTATCATCACCAAAAGTATTGCACATAAGTGCCCACATAGTAATGCTCATGAACCAAGCAGGATTAAACTGAGGGTTAACCTTGTTTGTCATGGCAACTAGTTCGGAATATGTTGGCGTAGATGTTAGAGTTTGAACTACTGTATAACCAGTATCACCAATAACAGCCTGATAACCAGCCGCGCTTGAACCTGTAGTAATTTCTAGATCAAGAATATTACCCATCTTTGAAACCAATTCTGCTCTCAACCAAGAATCAAGTGCAGGTACATCTTCAAGCAGCTCATCACTTACCGGTACAGCAACAACACTCTTTGTTAAAGTAAGTGTACGAGAACCGAACTGTAATTTAGTTGGTGTAGTAGCAATACCTTCTGCAACTGTTTCAATAACTGGTGCTGTAGCTTTTACAAAGTAATCACCAATACTGAATGGGAGCTTCATACTGTTACAGTTTTTAGAAAGAGCGACCTTTCTGCAACGGCTGTATACAACCGAGTTGCTTAATACAAGTGGTTGTAAATCTGCAATACCAGTAGCAACTAAAGCACCACCATCGGCGGCACTTGATGTTTCTGAGTTACCAGAAATTGTTTTCTTGGCTAAATGTTGTACCATTTTGCCAATAGCAAACTCTTTATCCATTTCTTTATTTTCCATAATTTTATTTTCCTCTTGAAGTTTCTTTTCAACTTCTTGTTTAACAGCAATTTCAATTTCTTTAGAATCAATTACTTGCTCTTTATATTCTTGTGCAATCCCTTCTTTCAATAGCTTTTCGGCCTGAACCTCATCGCACTCAACTATACTATCAGCTTTTGCTTCTAAATAATCTTTTTTTAACTGTAATTTCATATATTATTCTCCTTATCTTCCTTTTATACTATCTCCAAGTTTCCTAGAAGGATTCGCTCTGATAGTTATAGGATTCGATTTCTATTTCACATTTCTAGATATTAAGATATCTTTCCTCTTTTTATTTTTAGCTCAATTTCAACCTGTTTTTTAATAAGTTCTGCAATATCCACTTTCTTTGGTTCTTCAACTATTCTAAAATAAGATTTATAAGGTGGTTCTTCTGGTTTAGGTTGTCCAATAAGTTCTGGGATATCGGTAATTGTAGATGGTGAAGTATTAGAGAACGATTCTTCTGGAGTGCTACTCGCATTTTCTGGAGTTGGCACTTCATATTTTTCTTCGTTTTCTTGTTTAACTTCTTCATTTATTACTTCACTATTTAC